ACGTCACTTTAATGTCCATACCATTAGTAATGGACATAAACTTACCAACACTAGGGTCATTTTTAAGTGCTTCTAGTGCCTCGTGAATTTGCTTTGAAAACTTAATTGGCTCTAACTGAATTAAGCCTGCTTTAATAAATTCTTGCTCACGGGCTCGATCAAAACCATAATAAACATATGCATCAGAAGGTAAGAAACGCTTCCAAAGTTTATCATCTTCTTTCAGTTTACCCAACTCTTTTCGAGCATTATAAACGGTCCATCCATGATCACAACTAGCACATGACTCGCCATAGCTCTTTGGACAAACAAAAACTTCCAAAACCTTGTCATTTAAGTCCTTAGCATAATGAACTTTTAGTTCGGTCGCAGCCGTCGGGCGCATCTCAGAATTTGGATTTCTGAGATCTGAAAGAGCAGGGTACGGAACTAATCGCACCTGATTTACACCCGGATTCCAAGCCTTGAAGGATGTCTTCTGTTCTGAATGGCTTAGAACGCCAACGTCATCAATATCTTTTAACATGTCACTGGAGAATACTGTCATTTTATTAATCCTTTTTAAATTGTTTAAATTTCTATTTGTTGAATGACATTCGTTGACCCTATTACAAATGTCGTTGACTCATCTTCTGTAGAATGTATCTCATAAGATGAATACTCTTTTGTTCTAACAACATTATCCATGCTTTGGATAATGTTGTTAGAACTTGGGTCTTTTTCATTGATTAAGACTACATAATGATGTTCCATTTTCATGGTTTCAAAATCATAAAGATATGAAACAATACCATCATTACAAAATCCAATCGTTGAAATTCTGTCGACAATTTCTGTTTCGAAACTTTTTCCGAAAACAGGCTCACCGTATTCGACAAACATCAACAAACTGAGCACATTAATGATAAACACATTCATTGCGGCATCAATTTGAAAAATGTTCGTGTTTAATTTTTCTATTATTCTGTTTAAAGAGAGCAGGAATATTCTATCAATTAGTCCACTTCTTGTGTATTCTTGTAAAATATGAGAAAAAATATTTTGATTATTTTTGTGAGATTCTTTTAAGTTGCCGGTATTTTTAAGTAAAAGTACAACATATTTCTTGCCGTTATAATTTTCTAAAAGCCGTAAAAGTACACCATTTAAATCTTCGCATATTTCGGTAAATATAATTACGTCGTTATTTTCTGTTTTTGTATGTATATAATTATTTTCATAATCTTCTGGTCCTGATTCTTTATTTACTATAAGAGGACAATAATTATTGTGATCTTTAAGAGCATTTATTGAATATTTACCAATAGAATATATATCAAACATTTTTAAACTCGAATTTTTTCATATCACCATAATTTAAACCAGCTTTAAACACGCCAGGAATGTGACCAAACCTAGTTTCTGTAAACTGTGAAATGTGTGATTTAAGTAGTTCTATTTCACTTGACACAACGTCTATAATTATAGCATCATGATATGTAAATGATAAATATGATTTAAGATTATTATCTTTAATAAAATCAACAAGTTTTAATGCCTGTTCATAAAGCATAAGAGAACAAATTGTTTGACAATAATAACTTGGAACATTTTTGATATCATCACAATATACTCTTGCACCATATGGTGTTTGTATATATGCCCCATTATACACTTTTTTGATAAATTTATCAATAAGCTCCTTCATCGGGGTGCCATCCTCATATCTACCGCCATAAATTGTTTCAAAGTACTTCTGTTTAGACTCTGCCCTAGTAGCAACATTGAAAAAATGCTTATATTCTTCATATAAATCAGATACATGAGATGTATCAATACCAACACAATGTAAAAGGAGTCTAAACTCGACTGAATTATAATCAAATTCGATAAATAAATCATTATTTGGGTGAACATTAACTCTTAATTCTTTCTTCAAATTATAAATACAGAAATAACCTTCATCATTTCTCAACCTATATGTTTTTGTATAAGGATTAAAGCTCAATTCACCATCTTTGTGACTTAATTTACCTTGTAAATTAAGCTTGTTTTTCTCTATTTCTACAATTATTTTATACGGTAAATCATATCCCTTGTCATAAAACAGTCCACTATCTATCAATTGCCTGCAATGTTCTTTGATATTAAGAAGGAATTTTTTAATAAGAAAATTATTCATCGACATAAATAAATTTTCATGATTATTTTTGATGCCATTACTAATCAATAATCCCTTAAATTTACCAATATTATGGTTTTTAATAATTTCGGAAGGTAATTGACCATCTCTTTTAAAGTATGAACAATAAACATTTCTATCATCATTTATAAATTTATTTGGTCTCCATGTAAAACATGGAAAAAATTTCGTAATATCATCTACCTTGTGAAATGATTCATTAATGAAATATATATCGTTATAAACATGGTAAATGAAATTCATTACATATAGATAGACACTATCTATTGAATATCAATTTTAGAGATTCTTGCTTAATAGATACTTTTTCAAATAAATTTAAAAAGTTTATATTGCTATTATCACAAGCAATGTAATCAATCATAATTTTTTTGATGATTTGGGTATCTTTTATTTTTTTATAGAAACATTTAAAATCAATATAAAGTTTCTGTGTTTTTTCTTTTGAAATTTCTGTTTTGTATTCTTCTTTATTATTATTGAGCAAATATTTATTATATAATGCATAGAGAATTTTATATAGCATTAACAATTCATCATTGTCAACAAGCTTAACTGTATCTTCTGTATACTCTGGTTTACAGTCAATAACTATATTAAGGTTTTTTTCATTTAGCAAAAAACCATTTCTTAATAATAAATTATAATAATAACCAAAGCAATTATCTTCTATATATTGCTTATTAGTTATATGTGGATTAACAACAAAACTTAGTCCATAATTAGTGTATGATATTGCATCAGAATCAATTAAATCACTGAAACATATTGCAGTATTGTTTTCTTTTGAAAAACGCAACAAATAAGTAAAAAATTCATCAATATTGTTTAATTCTTTACCATTCAAAAACTCTTCAAAATCAATAGTTGTATTGTGGACATGAGAGAATATAGACTGAGAAATAAGTTTATAATTTGATACAATTTTTATGTTACTATAATGAAAAAATGAATTATTTGGTATAATTCCACTAAATGAATCTCTTTTAATTTTATTCATTACTGTTTTAAATTTTTCTAATGTAGACTTTTTGAGAACAATATTAATTTTTTCATCTTGAAATGATTCTGTTTGATTATTGTCTACATATATTAATTTATTATCAAGTGTTTTTAAATATTGTCTATTATTGCTATTAAATAATAAATAATTCTTTAATACATCAAATCTGTCGATTTCTTTTTGAAAAAGATATTCCATTATGAATTCCTTTTAGAAGGATCTAAAGAATTGTTGATAGGTGAAGGCGCGACGCCCACCTGTCGACCAAGTGACAGCTTGCCCGTGTTGCCGTCTGAAGGCTCGGAATGGAACCTTCCCGTGACGCTGGTGACCCATGTGCCGTCTGCTGAGATGACGTCCTCTACACCGTGGATGAAATAATATCCACCAAGACCAATTGTCTCAGTTACTATTTTTCCAAACTTTAATCCACTATATGATGGATCGAGGTAAAAATATTTACCATTTTGAAACATAGGATTACCAATACTTGTCAAATTAACATCATAATGTTCTTTCAAGATATTCCCAGCCATATTAAGTTTCTGATTAACCATTCTTGCGTCATATAGTTTTTGATTATCTACTTTAGAAAAACTTATAGAATTGATTATACCTTCAGTTTGTGCAATTCTATAGTGATATATACCATTTGAAACATCTGAAGCATAATCGGCGTTTAAATATTCATTGTAAACACTTCTGGCTGTAACAATCATGTATTGGTGTATGGAATTTCTATCTTTTAATAAAGCTATTTCAAATGGAGTTACTAAATTAACTTTTATATCATCCCCGTTATAATTACCAGCTTCAATACCTTTCATAGAATTGACGATATCTAACCCAACTGTATAAGTTGTTAATCTAGATTGTTCGTTTGATCTAGCCGTCGCACCAAACATACTACCAATGAAATCTTTGAATAAATCTCTAATAAAATTACTAAATAAATAACTTGATGGTTTGGCTGAAATAACATAATTGTTCCAATATACAATAAATGAATATAAATCGATTGGTATATCTGAAAAATTGTAATATTTAATAGTTTTTCCATCTGCTAAAACATAATCGAATGTGCCAAATATAAATTTAAAATCATCTGATTGAAACTTTAAAGTTTTGATCAGAGTTCCAACCAAATCACCTAAATGAAAATAAAAGATTGAATCAAGTTTATCTAGTGACTCTGCTCCTTTCTGAAGGTCTGGAGTTTCTTCCACTTTTTCAATATCTTCTTCTGTTAAAGGCTTATCAGTAGTCAATACTCTAGATTTGCCATCCACATAATAATTTGCAGAATAAATTTTAGCATAAGCAGCATCCAAAGCTTTTTCGTCAGAAGCTTTTGAATAAAGAATTTTAGAATCACGGTTAATTTTTATTGGTTTTATACTTTTTAAAAACTCTTTACTAAATTGATTAGTATTTAACTCTTTTTTATTGTCCTCATCATCACTAAAAATATTTGCAGTTAGATTAGCTAGATTAGTAATTTTGTTAAAAAGAGTTGTTTTAAGATCAAACTTTGCAACATAAATATTATTACTATTCATTAAGTCTAATAATATTTTTCCATATAGCGGGGTTATTAAAGCTTTTATATATTTTTCATTTTGCGCTTTTTTTTCATCAATTTTTTTATTTGTGTCTTCAATAAATTTAACTTGAGCTACAGAAGGATTACCAACAATTGCCTTTATCTCTTCTTCTAGTTTTTTGATAGCTTTTAAATTTTCAGAATGTTCTGGTATTAGTTTTTTGTTTGACTCGATATAATTTTCGGGATTGAAAAGGTCGGCTTGCTTAGATTTAACAAAACCTTCTAACCCTGCGATATATTCAAGCTTTAAACTAATAGAACCATCTTCATGAAATGATAAATCATGTCGATATAATTCACACAAAATATTTTTATATGAATACTTTAATGCATCTTGAAAATTTTTAAAGTCTCCATCATTATCATTTGTAAAATCATTTGGTACATTCCATCCATATGAAATTTTTATTCTATTTTCTTCTTTATTTACATTGTCTTTAATAAATGGAACTGTTATCATAGCTCTTATGTCGGGGTGCATTAAAAACATAATATTTTCAATAAATAATTCAACAGTTACACGAATATTAACATCACTTTCTCTCTCGGGGTTGTTGTTGATCACGATTCTTTTTATACCAACACCAGAAATTTCGTCCATTTGTTCAAATATTTTAGTTGGATCACTGTCATTATTATAAATTCCCAAACTTTCTGAATTGAATCTTGTATTTATTAATATTTGTTTGTACTCACCAACAGTTCCGTCAAATCTATATATTGACAAATGTGGATAAAGCATGGCTTTGCGTACAGGTGATAAAGTAGAAAAGGCTTCATATACTCCTTCAGGCATTTTATATAATTTATTGATAAAATCATTTGGGTTTATATCCTGAATAGTTATAATGTTTTCATATCCAATTGGTTGTGCCCTTCTATTTTGAATCAATTGTTCAATTTCATTAAAAAGAAAAGCTTGTTTGTCGTTTTCGCCTAATAGACTCATTTATTATTGCCCAACCATTCCTAGTATTGTGTCAAGTGGGGATGGTATACTTAAAACTTGACCATTTTTAATTTCATATTCAGAACCTAATTTATTAAAAAATAAAATAAGCCAACCATAATAAGTATTTCCGTAATACTTATGAGATAATTCATATACTCTTGAGTCAGCTTGCCAGACTTCATAACTAATATTAAGTTTATTTATTTCATCAATTGTAGGATAAAGTAAAACTGGTGTATTTAAATATGCAGCTTCTTTTAATCCTCTTCTTTTAAGGATTTGAGAATATGATTTGAAATTATTTATAAATTTTTTATGTGTTGTATAACTTGGCATTATTCTTTTCTCGACTTTTTGTGGATTTCTTCGAAATCTTTTAATATATTTTTCTGTAACCAGCCAAAAGGGTCAGGTGCATTTGTAACATCGTCAGAAACTGTTCTGGCTTGGCCGGTAAGATAATAACGATCATTATCTGATGAAATGTACATTTCGTTATTGTTATCTTCGTTTTGGAATCTAACAAGTTCATCATTGGTCATATTAGACTGATTGGGCTCATTACCAGATTGTAATTCCACCCCGCTACTTTCTATACCAGTATGCATAGGTACGTGCTTATGAAAACCATATACGTCTTTAATCTCATCCATTGTCTCTACATATCCTGCATTTACTTCATTCGTTCCATGACCCAATAAGTGATCATGCAACACAACGAATGTCAGTGATAAGTTTACAATTTTTGGATAATATCTGTTTCCATCTTCGGTGTTTTCCGTTAAATAATCATGATGCATTCCGCCACCATCAGCGTCACCTCTTTCATGTAGTTTTTCCCTATATTGAGCTGTAGGGCCAATAAATATGCCAGATTCTAAATCCCATTTAATATTCAAACCACCGTCAAAGTACCCATAAAGACCTTTTCCTGATTTTTGATCTTTGATAAGATTACCAAATTTTAATCTTGATAACGGAGGTTGTTTAATATAATGTCCTCCATTAATATTTTTCCCATATACGGGATACATAAAACTAGCAAATTTTGACAACTTAGCTAAATTCATTCTGGCTTGATATAAATCGACGGCTGGAATTTTAAGTGATAATGTAATTTTTCTTGTTGTATTTTGATAATTAACAATTGGATCCATTCTACCAAATACAGGATTTCCGTTATATGTGGGAGAAAACGTATCTGAATAATCATCTAAATATGAAAATAGTTCAATTGTTTTGGCTTCTTTTGGGTATGGATTTAACATGGTTGGCATTCTGTCTAGCTCTTTTGCGCCAATATATTGAATTTGAAGTTTGTGATTTGCGTTATTATAAACCTGTTCATATCTTATAAGTTCATAAGTTTTTTCGCGATTTCTGCTTTTTTCTATTTCTGTTAATTTTTCTGGAAGCATATTATATTACCTTATGTACTCATACTCAATGATGTAGGTTGTCTAATTGATCTATCTTGTCTGTTGTCCATCCATTTACCTAATACCAAATCATCTATTTTGATGATAATTGGTTGTGAGGATTGTTCCGATTGTTTACTTGCGCTACCAACATTCAATGATTTAATCATTTCTGTCGCAGCTTTCAAATTAGTTGAATCTCCAGAGCTAGAAATGTGAGAAATTTGCTCAACAATTTGTTTTGTTTTATTCAAACTGTCCGCACTAGTTGTACTGACACTTGCAATTGATTCAAAGAAATTGGTATACATATCAGTTGACATTGTTACTTTTACATCACTCAATCCTTTCAATTTATCAATATTATCAAAATTTCCATTTGATATTGAATTAGAAACATTTGTAATAGCTCTGGCTATTGAATCCCAATGTAAAGCTGCTGATTTATCTATTTGTGTAAGTTTTAATAATCTATTTTGTGCTCTCGCATCGGAATCAAAAGCGTCAAAAATTGATGCAAAACCTTCACCCATAGATACTAGTCCCTGACCTAATAACCACACATTACCAACTAGTAATCCTAATGCTATACCAAAAGCTCCAAGTGCTAATGATCCGATGAAAATAATAGGAGCTGCTCCCGCGAGAGCTGTCGTCATGGAGACGATACCACCAGCGATGCTGGTAAGGATGACCGAGAATCCTCTCAGGACGCCGCCTAATATGCCTGTTGCAGCGCCTAGTACACCAGAGGCAACAGCCTGTATGCCCATAGCTGTTGCAGCTGCGCCAGAGGCCGCTGCGCTACCGATCTTGGTAGCTATACCTACCTTTGTAACAGTATTATTAAGAACCTTACTTGCTGTATCTTTATCTTCAGCTAAACTAACCGCTATTTTGGGCGCGATACTAGCTGTATCAGCAGCACTAGACCCAACTGTCGCAGCGGTTTTACTAACAATCAACCCTTTTAACCAAAGAAGAACTCCGCCTTCTTTTTTTAGTAAACTATAAAAAGAAGACATTTTTTTAATAGCAAATACAATGACACCACCCCAAATTAGAACCTTACCAACCAACCCGTCAAAACCTTTCAAAACCCAAGAAATAACATCAGTTACGGCTCTAAAAGCGGATAATAGAGGTTCTATTCCATCAACCAATGAAATAAATGTACTTTTTAACTTTTCCATTACGGCTTGAGATTCAATTGCAATTTTTTTAGATTCTTCTTCACTTTGAATTTGTTTATTTTTTTCAGACCGATAATCATAAATTGATTTAGTGAAAAACTTCTGCGCATCTGCCATATCTGTAATACCAACAGCAGAAGCTAAAACTTGTTGTTCTTGGTGATTTAATGCTTCATATTGAATACCCATCATATCGACTTGATTTTTGATAATTTCTAGCCTTTCGCTATCTGTAGATCTCATTAATTGAATAGTGTTCAAAAATGGGCCACCAAAAATAGCATTAAATCTACCCACAGATTGAGCGGCTTGATCATAACTATCAAATTTCTCTGTAATTGATAGTAAACTATTCATTTGGACACCCAAACTTTTTGATTGAGTTTGCAATGATTTAAACACTTCTAAAGCTTGTTTAGGACCAAATCTCGATAATCTGCCAAAACTTGCATCTAAATCTGAAACGGTTTCTGATAATTGTTTGCCAAGTGTATCGTTTAGTGTCATGATATGCTTCATGTATGTTCTAGCCGTATCACCATTGTCTGCAAACGTATCGGTTAATTTACCAATTACTTTAGTCATTAATGCTGAAGAAGTACCAAATTTAGAATACAAACCAATAAGACCAACCATTGTGGTCTTATTTTCTTCTGTCATTTTATTAAAATCATTAAAATACGTACTTGTATTCTTGATAATATCAGCATTTTCTGAATATGTTAAACCAAATTCGGCTCCATATTTTTGAGCGTCTGAAATAACTGATGTATACTCATTAAGGGTAGCCATTGATTTATTTAAGCTACTATTGGCATTATCTAATTCAAAAACCATCATCTTGATTGTTGATATATATTTACCAAAATAATTTAACGATATAGATAAAGGGTTTACAATATCAGAAAAACTTGTTTTCATAGAACTCATGAAAAGAGTAAATTCTTTTGCGTTTCCACTATTAATCAAATTGGTAACTTTGGCAAAAAAACCATTATTATAATCACTCATTTTATTAGCAAGACCAAGTGCTTTGCCCATTTTGTCAAAACTAGTGCTAGCGGTTAAAGATAAATCTCCAATTTCTTGTAGTGACTTAACTGTTTTTGCTGCTTCTTCCTTAAATGCTGTTAATTTTGCTTTTGCATTTTGCATAAAAGAAACCAATTTATCATCGTCAACTGTGCTATTAAGTTCCCTCATTTTATCTGCAATATCTTTGAATTCTTTAGAACCTTTATTTATCGTTTCGTTTAATGTAATATATTCATCAATAGAATTTTTAATGCCAATATCCATATTGGCGAACTCACTTCGTAATAGTTCTAATGCTTTTGATGAATCAGAGACGCTTTCATCGATATTTTTTAATACATCTAAAAATGGTTGCAACTCTTTATAGTCTTGAAACTTCTTCATGAACTTATCGGCGTTAAAAGTTCCCTCGCTTAATCCTTCGTTAATACCTTGGATAGCCTGATTAAGGCGAGCAAGATCTAAGAATGTGTTGTCATTAGCCATTTGTGAATATTCCTCGTGCTATATAAATAGAGGAATATTCACAAAACACAATTCTAAACTATTCATTATTCACGGTTTTTAAATATTGATCAATTTTATTCAGTTGATATTGTCTTGCACCATAGGCAATTGAATAAATTTCTTTTAATGACCAATTAAATTTCTTAAAAATAAAAATAGCATCTTCAAAATTTTGTCGATAATCATCCATTATCTCGATCTGAATAATAAAATCATCTTTTAACAGTATAAATTTATTATCTTCATGATATAAATTATCCGCTAACAATTGAAAATAAACATTACCTTTTTCCGTATCTATAAAATCAGATAATAATTGACAAATTGTTAGCGAGGGATGAAAAAATTTTCTGTTATCGGTAATTCAAATTCAGGTTTTGAAAATCCACATGATTGACAATTAAATTCCTGTTTAAGATCGACAGTTGGAGTACAAAGATTAATAATATTTCTTACATATTTTAAATCAAAAGCTGGGGCATTATCCAAATAGTCAATAACTACACTCGTCCCTGTTTTATCATTTACAGACAGAATAAGTGGTAAATATTGTTCTTTGAACCCAAATTCCTTCTTAGATCTCAGTGCCTTTCTCATATTAAGTTCATCTTTGTGATTTAGTAATCTAAATACAACAGAATCTTTTCTATAAGGCGTTTCAAGAACCTTAAATTTATCTTCACCTAGCCACTCAACCATTCCCTCAAGCTCTTCTTGGTTATCAACATATCCATTATTATGACAAGGAACAGATAAATCATAAACAGACTTCTGCTCGTCACCACAACTAGGGCACTTAATTTCGACAGAGTACTCAGGCCCATAGGCCGAATTTCTACCAGCAATAGCCAGAGCGGTAATATCAGATAACATCAAAACATTGGTAACTTGAGGAAGTTTCATCTTCTCATCAATAAATAAAGACTGAACAAACTTATCGATAGTAATACCGTTTTTGGCATAGTCCTTATTGATAAGAATTGCTTCTTCTCTACCTGTAACAAACTTAATCTCACAAATTTCCATTTCGTGAATAAAAAGATCTTTAGGGTAATATAAACCCTTGGATGGAAGATCAACCATCATAGTCATTTGGGGAATGCCCCCATCTTCTTTTTTAGATTCGGGAACATCCCACTTAACTCTACTCATTTAAACCTCTTGTTTGTTAAAAATTATTTATCTGACATCCATCAAATCTGGGTAGTCATATACTATAGATAGTGTCAGAGAAGTTGCGTCGTCTGATGAAAAATCTCCATCACCAAAATCAACTTTATTGATCCAAGCATTAACTAGTTTCCAAGTTTCAATAGGTGTACCTTCTTCGTCAATATGTACAAGTAGAAATCCACCAGAAGACGAAGAGGGTGTGCCTCCACTTAATGGTTGAACTGCTTTCCTTTTAGAAATGGTTTTTAAATCAAGAGCACTTTCTGGTCTAACATAGCCGGAATTTAATAGCATTCTATAAATTAATTTAGCAGTAGCGCCGCCACCAAGAGCGTCTCCTTGGGTATCATAGTATTTCAATTCAATATCATCATACGTAACTCTCCCAGGATATTTGAATTCGTGATTCAAAAAATTGACCTTTGCAGTACCAACGTTAAATGTGGGTTTCTTCATTCCATGACACAGAAATGGAGGTAGGTCACCAGCGTATACCTGAAACATATATTTACGTTTAGGAGCTGAGCTAAGCTCTTTCCAAAATGATGGTAAATTTGACATTATTTATTTTTTCCTTAAATTATAAATATAAATAGTTATATCTTATAATAGTTCAAAGTTTGCACCTTGATTTGTGATAGTAAAGTCGATAAAAATTCCTTCGACAACTTTTGTTGGTTTAACAAATAGTTTAGCATAGATAATGTTTCTATCAATTAAATCAGGTGTAGTTGTTGTTGAATCTAGTATTAATTTATAATCTTCTAATCCAAATCGAGACTTTATATCATCAAGATATGTTTCAGCTCGGGATTTAAAATTGTTCCATGTAGCTACATTATTTTGTTCGAATAATGTAGTTGCAGCAATTCTAGAAATCGTCTTCTTGATCGCAATCATACCACGTCTAACGTTAATACGATTTAATGCAGAGTTTGAAGGTGTTTTAAGAGTTGTTTTTTGACCCCAAATGACAATTCCCTGTTTAGTAATTTTTGTAATTGGATTAATATTATCTTCGTACAATTTATCTCTATCAAGTTTTCTAACTTGATGAAGAATATTAATAACAGATAAACCAGATGCTCCATTTGATAAACCACCTCTAGAAAAACCAGAAGGAGCATACCATTCAGCAAAATTATTATCAGTGGCACTCCAAGTACCTAAAGCTACTACAGAAGGTGGCACAAATAGCAAGTTACCGGAAATAGTTTCTTTAACCTGAACCCATGGATAATAAGTAGCAGCGTAACTTGTGTTTAAACCATATGATTTAAACTCGGCTCCTGTTGCATCAACTGAGCCAATTCTACTCTCTTGATCGTCAGAGCTTTCAGAACGTGGTCTATACCCACCAGCTAAATCGAAGAGGCAAATTGAGTCACCTCTTGTTCCACACAAATCGATCATCTTTCTATTGAGTGAATAATTTGTCAATCCTGGCATTGTCAAAATGTTATAATCAACTTCTTCTGGATCTCTAACTATATCGATTGCCTGAGCAATCGTATTAAACGCGTAGCTTGTCTTTTCTGTTTGATTGATTAAAGCAGAGTTTCTAAATGGTTCAATTTCAGTAATATCAAAGCCGTCGAAACCACCTGTCATTACTGTAGTAAATCTATCATAACCGGCATCAATAACCTTTTTATATTCTGGATTGCTACCTGTAGCGGTTAACGAAAGACCATCAACTCTACCTGTCTTAGAGTAAGCGGCATCGGTTTCGGAATAAGCAGTTCTAGCCACATCATAGTATTTTGTAACATTATCTAGTGAAAAAATCCACGAATACTGAGTGCTATTCGCAACGCTTGGGACTTCATTATCAACGCCTGATGCAAGAACACGAGTCAAATCTTTAACACTATCAGAAAAACGACCTTGTCCCGTACCAACATCTACACCAAAGAAGGTATTTCTTGAGATAGATAATGTTGATACAGTATTTTGTTTCATACGAAACGACGGCATAACAACAGATGCAGTTAAATCAGTAACAAAACCTGTATCAAAAATCAAATCACTACCAGTGGCTTTTGTTCTCGCGATACCTGTTCCACCCTTAGCAAATGGACTAAATGATTCAGTAGGATCTTCGTGAGATGCGAATGAAGATCCTGCTGCATTTTCTACAATTGCGAAGTCAGAATATTTGATAGGGCCGAACACTCCAAACGGCAGGGCTTCGGGAGAAACGGCACCATTTGAAACAAGATCACTCACTTCAACTCTGATGTATCTAGAATTGTTATCAAAAGATCCGAATTCTTCATTGTATCTTGAAGTATTATCGAACTTTACATATTTATCTCCAATAACTTTAGAAATATATTTCTCTGAGTCAGGATTTAAATCACAACCATAAAATTGTTCAACGATTTTCATGTTTGTGTCAGTATCATTCATCTGTCTAACCAATACACCAAATGTTCCATATGGATTCGATTCAGATGTTGATGGCTTAAGATTTACAATTGAAATTTTTATATTGTTTTGATTCCACTCACCTGAATCAAGTGAATGAATTTTAAATAATTTATCCATTTCATGCGGATCATAGGAACTAACAGCAGAGGTTAAATCTTGTCTAAAAAACCAACCAGAAGCAGAATTTTTAAATGGCATCTTCCTATTGTTGTGTTCTACATCAACAGAACTGTGTTTTAGTGCTAGAATAATTCCATACAAATCAGTTGATTGTCTAATTTCCTCTGTTTCTGGGGCGTTATTGATGAAATCCTCAAAAGTTTCACCCAAGAAATAAGTTTTCTGTTCACTAGAATGATATAAATCAGTGTTTAACCTAGTTGGATTTGTATTGAACACTTTTCGAATAAACCTGTTAGAAGTTTGATCAAAGTTAAATGCTGATTCTTCTAAAATAAGACCATCAGCACCTTTGATAACAACCTTAGCCTCTTTGTTAGTTAATTTGAAAAAAGCAGCGTTACCTTCGTCAGGGTCGCCAGAGACAACTAGAGTACCGGACAGCGCGATAGACCCTGTTTCGAGGTACCACACAGCCGCTAGGGTGCCTGAAATGTCCGTGGTAGACCCTGAGTTAAATAGGTATAGTCCGTATGCTCCGCCACCGACAGTCGCGTCCACTGAACCCACAGACCACCCTGCGGCTCCTGTTGCATCGGCGTCGGAATTTTCACACCCTAACAATCTCACGAAAGTGACGTTTTTTCGTCCTCTAAGGGCGGCTTCGGCAGCAATAACACCATATGTAGGTGCTATGACCTTATTGTCTCTCCACACATCCGAAAAATAACTTGTTGGGGTCGGTGTTCCAAAGACCTGAACAAATTCATCATATGATGAAATGACAATAGGTCTCATACCCGGCCCTTTTTGCGCTCGCCCGATAATTAGGGGACCATCCGCATCAAGAAATGCAGGGGCACCTGACTGGTCAATTTCCTTAAGAAATACACCAGGACTTATGAATTGTAGACTTTTTTGACTCATTATATATTTTCTCCGAATATTCTAAAGTTTTAATTAGAATAAAATAAACGACTTTTATTTTCGAAGGGAAGTAATAGCGATATTACCATTATGGTTAAATGAACCAAGAGCAAATAAACTTATACCATTATCATAATAATTTTGCACTCTTATTTTTGTATCTGATGAGTTAATTGTTGGAATAAATCCATTATCATAACTATCTTTTGATAAACTAGATTCCGTGGAACACCTTATTAAACCATTCACAGGCTCGGATTGATATAAATTATAATTTCCAAATATATAAATATATTTTTTTTGTATAAGGAACCTATTAACCAAAACTATTCCACTAGCATCATCGAGCCCAGCGTCCCAGTTATCTTCGTTATTTACGTCATCATTAAAATTAAATCTAGCTATACCTTTTCTAATTTTTGATATTCCGCTATTATTGACCGTAGAGAATTTACCACAAACATAAAGTTTATCATCTTCAGTTAGATATAACTTAAAAGCACTTGTACTACCAGCCTCAATAGATGGATCCCACGGCATTAGTGATCCATCTATTTTAGAAATCATCCCAATTCTTCTTCTAACAACTGAATGTAAATTACCAAACGGACCACATACTATAATATCTGAATCTCTGAAAACAAAATCATCAATACCTGAAGAGGCATTTGGCGTAAAAGAATTATCAATTATAAGTGTATCTTTATTTACTCTAAAAAAATATGGACTTGCCGTAGAAAACGCACTAGTAAATTGCCCAGATATATATAAAAAGTTATCCATTTCTTTTACTTGTAAAACAAGACCATTTGTTAAAGGCAAGAATGATTGATCGAGCTTAAAATCAGAGATATTTATTCTACACAATGTTGATGTTGCAAAATCTAGAAAATTTGTCATTCCTATTTTAGAAAAATAAATATAATCACCACTTCTTATTACTCTAGGTAATGCGCCTAGTGGTTTAATATTAAAATCTAAATCTGTTACATTTCCATATTTATCTATATGTACTAAATTTCCTCTTTTAATATTATTTACATAATCAAAAACACCAGAAATTATATAACCATTTCTTCCATCAAAAACTATTTGTGATAACAAGACATAATCAATAGACAATAAATTTGTTCTATTTTCAAATTTCGGTATTATAAATTTTCTATATTGTTTTTCAACAGTGTCGCCAGAAAACTCAACCCCGAAGCTCAAATCTACTGCGCTTTCTCTGATAACCAAACTCGGTACATTATTATTATCATCTGCACCAACAATGTGTCCTCTTATTAATATATCGAATTCAACTTCTGTAAATCTTTCTTCTTCTTCTAACTCTTTTGTAGAGTTAGAAATATTATTATCTTCATTCAAGAATATCTCAAATTTATTATTGTTTCTAAACTTAGAAATATAATTTATATTATTTGTTCTGGTTAAAAATGTAGATAAAATTTGATTCATTTGAGATACAAAATTACACTTTATAGAAATTGAATAAACAACCTCTAAGGTTGAGGGCTGTTTAGAATAATACATATTATGAACAACCTTATCTGGTTTTTGAGGAAAATTTAATTGCCCTTTTTTCTTAAGATTTGATAATCTTGTTCTTAAATTTGTTTTTTCTGTATTGACTTCGGAGTGTATTAAAAACGAATTTTTCTTAAAATCTGGGGTGTCTGGTATATTAAATCCATATTTTGAAGAACGAGCCTTTAGTTTTTTAATAGTACTTCTACTAATAGAAATAATTGGAAATATCAATGTTCCATTATCATCTCTTAAGTGATTTAACTCTTTACTTAAAAAAGATCTTTCAGGAGAAGAAAAAATTATAGGAACTTTTGACCATTCAAGATTTGTATCACAAAATATATTTAAATCTTCATTGATTAAATCATACATTACATAATCAAAATCTTCTAAAATTAATAAACCAGCATCACTATTATTTAATTCCATAATCAATCATCCTATCTTGTACATCTACAACATACTTTATAAATGTTTTATAAATATCTATTAATATTTCATCTTTTTCTTTTATTATTTCTTTCTCAATTGAGAAAGGAAAGAATTTTTCATAAATAATCTTGTTATAATCCATGTCATATTTAGAAATAAATTTAATTTCTTTATTATCATCACTATAAGCATATATTTTTTGTCCGTTAAAATATATGATGGATTCTTTAATTAACAAACCATTGTGAAAAGTAAATTTACCAAACTCAACAGAATTTTTAAAATTAACAACTTTATAATTAAACAATTGGATAACATTATATTCTGTTTTTCTACATGAAACGCTACTTGTATCTGAAAAATTATATTCTTTTGATATCATTTGTAATACCTCATTACATTAATAATAATTTTGTAACTATTTATCATTATTCATTATGAAGGGAATAATAAACATGCAAATAAATAGTTACGACTTATTCAAAACACGACTTGGTAAATTACCAACAAAGGCTAGAAAAGCTATTGTTGAGTCAATTAAATCATCTAGTTCTGTTAAATTGATATTAAAAGAATATATTAGAAAAGAGAATAAAATTCTCTTAAAAGAAAAATCCAATTGGCAGAGAACTGCTAATGACATGGATAATTTCGATAATGATAGCGGAAAATTCCACAAAGTTCTTATGTTAGCTTTGAGTGATGCTGGTTACGATGGAAAAATTGTAAATAAATTTGTTGATTTTATTATGAAAGGTAATTTTGAAAAATTTGTTGGAAACCTTAAAAACGAAGAAAACCTTTTACAAGGATATGAAAAAGGAGATCCAAATGGTACTTCTACCGGATCTTTCAGAACCGGTCAACACGCCGTAGGCAGCAATAAACGTCAAGGTGGTGTGGGAAGATTTTCAGACGGAACGGCTGAGCCTAGTTCTAAGAAAGAACCCACAAAAAATGATAATTATGGTGATAGAAAAGATCCATTTGGTGATAGAAAAGAGAAAGAACCCACAAAAAATGATAATTATGGTGATAGAAAAGATCCATTTGGTGATAGAAAAGATCCATTTGGTGATAGAAAAGAGAAAGAACCCACAAAAAATGATAATTATGGTGATAGAAAAGATCCATTTGGTGATAGAAAAGAGAAAGAACAAGAATTTTTTGATAAAGGCGATAGAATGGGCAAGAAACAACAAGTTCAACAGCAGAGAAAGTTAGTTAAAAAAGATCCTGTTGCTTCTAGAGCTAAAGGTGCTGTTAAAGGCGCTGTAAATAAAGTTAAAGATGGTGTTAAAGGCGCTGTGAATAAAGCTAAAAATATTTTTTCAAGAAAAAATAAAGATAAATTAGACGAAGCAATTAAAAACAACGACTATAATACTCTAAGACTTCTTAAAGAAGAATTAAAGAAAGAAATTAAGAAACAGTTATTGTTACTTAATACTTAATACTTAACATTGTTGTAATAAAAAAGGGAATATGTTAACATATTCCCTTTTTTATTATAGCGGTTTAGATATAAAATTGTTTTAATACATCATAGATATCTGTCCATCCCTGATCTTCTGCTGCTTTTAAGGAGCATACTAGTCTTGTTTTATCAGGTAATTCCACCCATGGATTTACTCTAATATGATCAACTAATTCAGGTGTTTTAAAGAAATCATCAATATATGTAACTAAATCAACTTCATGAATAGTAACATCTTTTCCATTAAGATCTTTTCCATACCAATGTTCTAATCCTTTATCTTCTGCGACTTTCATAAATTTTTTCCTATGGTGAAGTGAGTAAATTTACTCACTATGTTTATATTATTATATATAAACTATATTATATATAAACTATATTATATATAAACTATATTATATATAAACTATATTATATATAAACTATATTATATATAAACTATATTATATATAAAC